CCAAAAACAAGTCCTGAACCTAGCCAAGCTGATAAAGTTGCATGTGAAAAAAGCAAGTTGCCTTGGTATATTGTTCAACCAGATTTAGAAGAGTGGGTAAATTTCAAACCATGTGGTTATAAAGCTCCATTAATAGGACGAAAATATTGTTGGAAAGTATGCGATTGTTGGAGTGTTGTCCGTGATTGGTATGCTGAAGAAAAAAATATCATTCTCAAGGATTGGGATCGCCCTAATAGTGCTGCTGATTTTATTAGGAATCCAATGTTCGAGGGTTGTTATTTTGCTACTGGCTTTCGAGAGCTAACAGAAACAGAAGAATTACAGGAGGGTGATTTATTACTTATGTCAGTAAAAAGCAAAGGTTTAAATCATATTGCTGTTTATTTAGGTGGTAATTCAATTCTTCATCATCTTGCTAATAGATTAAGTAGTCGTGACCAATTAGACGAATGGCTATTAAAATGTATAGGTAAAAGGATTCGTTATGTTGCGTAAAATAAAACTTTACGGAGAATTAGCGGATTGCATTGGTTTTAAAACCTTAGAAGCAGAAGTAAATAACATTGCACAAACAATTAGTTTTTTAATACATAATTTTCCACAAGCTGAATCCCATATTGCAGCTAATGAGTACACAGTGTTTATTGATGATTGGAACGTAGATGAAAAAGAATTAACTCATCCAGCAGGGCAAGGAACTATAAAAATTATTCCAGTAATTGCTGGTGCTGGAGGAGATGACGCAACAAAAATAATTCTTGGAGCTGCACTTATAGGAGCTGCCATCGTTGCTCCAGCGATTTCGATTGCAGGGTTTAGTTTGGCAGGTTTTGCAGGCAATATAGGACTAGCATTAACTATTGAAGGAATTGCAGGTTTGTTAACGCCAGAAGAAACTATAGAAGAATCAGAACAAGACCCTCGTAGATCATTTAGTTTTAGCGGTATTCAAAACACAAGTCGGGGGGCTGCTGGTGTTGCTGTTCCGGTAATCTATGGTGAAGTATTAACAGGTTCAGTAGTTATTTCTGCTGGAATAGACACAGTTCAGGTGGAAGCATGACTTTAATTATTGGTTCAGGAGGAGGAGGCAAGGGAGATGATCGTGGTGGTAAACGCCATGAAACAAAAGACAATTTAGATAGTAAACAATTTGCAAAAGTATTAGATTTAATTGGCGAAGGTGAAATGTCGGGATTAAAAGATGGTGCTAAATCCATATTTTTAAACAACACGCCTTTACAAGATTCAAATGGTACTTTTAATTTTAAAGATGTTAGTTTTTCCGAAAGAACAGGTACTTCAAGCCAAACTTTTATTCCAATAACCTCTGATATTGAAACTACAAAAGCAACGGGTTTATCAACAATCGTTGCAGCAACTCCAGGTGTTGTCCAAATAACAGATTCAGAGGTAGATGCTGTAAAAGTAATAATTAGTGTTCCAGTATTACAACGAATTACCGATGAAGGGGATATTTATGGATCACATTTTGAACTTCAAATTGCTGTGCAATATCAAGGGGGAAGTTATCAAACAGTTGTTAGCGGAAACAATGGAGAAATTAGAGGTAGAACTGCTGACTTATATCAAAGGGAATATTTAATAAATTTAAGTGGCAACTTTCCAGTAAATATAAAAGTTACAAGAGTAACAGCAGATAGTAGTGATTCAAAGATTGTCAATGCGTTTCAATGGAATAATTATGTTGAAGTAAAGTTTAAAAAACTTGCTTATCCAAATACTGCTTTAGTTGGTTTAAGAGTAGATGCTGAACAATTTACAAGTATCCCATCTCGTAAATATTTAGTAAGAGGCATCAAGGTAAAAATTCCTCATAATGCAACACCAAGAGCAGATGGAAGTCTTTCTTATTCTGGTATTTTTAATGGAACATTAGGGGCTGCACAATATACAAATGATCCAGCTTTTGTGCTTTTTGATCTTTTAACTAGTGAAAGATATGGATGTAATTTAGATGAAGCAAGTATTGATAAGTTTGCTTTTCAAGCAGCGTCAGCTTATGCCTCAGAATTAGTAGATGATGGAACGGGTACTGGTAATATGGAGCCTAGATATTCAACAAATATTTCCTTACAGACAAGGCAGGAAGCCTTTAACGTTATTAATCAACTTTCTTCTGTTATGAGAGCTATGCCAATTTATCAGGCTGGTTCTATAACAATAAGTTGTGATAAGCCCAGAGATGCTAGTTTTTTATTTACACTTGCCAATGTCTTAGAACCTGGTTTTACTTATTCATCTAGCAGTCAAAGAGTGAGACCAACTGTTGTAGTTGCCAAATATTTAGATCTTGAAAAAAGGGATGTTTCATACGAACAATTTATTGACACAGAAAATCAGGCTAGATACGGCACGATTGTTCGAAATATAGATGCTTTTGCGTGTACTTCAAGAGGCCAAGCTTTGCGATTAGCGAAGTGGACAGCGTACATGGAAAATGTAGAAAGAGAATTGGTTACATTTAAAACATCAATAGATGCTGGAGTAACAGTAAGACCCGGACAGGTAATCGAAATTGCGGATCCAGTTAAATCTGGAGAAAGAAGAGGAGGAAGAATTAAAGCAGTTAATTCTACAACTGAAATTGAGCCTGATGATATTACAGGATTATCAATAGTAGGTTCTCCTACATTATCTATTTTAATGCCTGATAATACTGTAGAAACTAAGACTGTAACAGGTCTTGGTGGGGGTGTATTTACTTTAAATAGTGCTTTATCTACAACACCTAATGTTAATAGTGTTTGGGTATATCAGACAACAACTATACAAACAACACAATGGAGAGTTGTAAGCGTTGTAGAACAAGATAGAGTTAATTATGAAATAGTTGCTATACAATATAATAGTTCAAAATATAATCATGTTGAAAATAATTTAGCATTAACAACTAGAGATATAACTAATTTAGATATACCACCTTTAGCTCCAACTAACTTAACAATAGAAGAAATTATTTATGAGAATACAGGAATTGCAAGAGTTAAATTGATTGTAAGTTGGACTTCAGTAACAGATTCAGTATTTGTTAGATGGAGATTTGAGGATGGAAATTGGGAATCACGAACAATAGACAGTGCAAAAGGTTATGAAATACTTGACACTGTTGCTGGTAGTTATGAAATTGAAGCGTATGGTGTAAGTGCATCTGGTCTGAGATCCTCTACACCCTCAACTCAAACATTTATTGCTAGAGGTAAAACTGATTTACCTTTAAATGTAAGCGGTGTTTCTCTTTTACCTATAGATGAAACAAGTGGCATATTAAGTTGGAATCGTGCTACAGAGCTTGACGTTTTATTAAATGGTGCTGTATTGATACGGCATTCAAAATTAACAAGTGGTGCCCAATGGCATACAGCACAAGAAATTATTACAAAAGCTGCTGGTTCTCAAACACAAAAAATCGTGCCTCTTTTAACCGGAACGTATTTATTAAAATTTGAGGATGATACTGGTCACCAGTCTCCCAGTCCTGGCAGTTCTGATTCAGATTGGAATAACACTAGAGTCACAGCTACATTGCCAACTCCGACTGAACGTCTTTTGGTAAGTAATGTTGATGAGCATACAGCTAATTTCACTGGATCAAAAACAAATACTGTTTATAACTCTGGGTCAGATGCTTTGCGTTTGACAACATCCAGTAATGCAACAGCAACCAGTGGTGAATATGAGTTTGCAAATAGCGTTGATTTAGGTCAAGTTTTTGACGTGAATTTACAACGAAATATTGCTTCTAGTTCTTTCTTTATTAATAGCTTGTGGGATGACAGGACAGACTTGGTAGATGATTGGGGCGATATAGATTCTGTTGGTTCTGGAACATCAGAGGCTACTAAATGTAATGTTGCTTTATTTGTAAGATCAACAAATGATAATCCATCTGGTTCTCCGACTTATTCTGATTACAAAGAGTTTAGTAATGTTTTATTAAGAGGCAGACATTTTCAATTTAAAGCAAAACTTACAAGTACAGACACAAACCAAAATATTAACGTTACTGAACTAGGTGTAAAAGTTGAGTTGCAATCAAGAGTTGAAAGCATTGCAACACCAATTACAACAGGCTCATCAACTAAATCAGTTACATTCACAAATGCTTTTAAGGAAGCTCCAAGTGTTCAAATCACTCAAACAAGTAATGGACAACAATCTGGTGACTTTTTTGAATTAGCTAATGTCACAAGAAGTGGTTTTGAGGTAACATTCAAGCAGGGTGGTTCTGCTGTAGCGAGGTCTTTTGTTTATGCAGCCGTTGGTTTTGGAAAGGAAATCTAAATGAGTCAACACGATTTCAACATAGCAAATGCTGTTGGCCAAACATTTAGAGCAGATTTAAATAATGCTCTAGGTGCTATTCAGTCATCAAATAGTGGGTCAAGTGATCCATCAACTTTGGTTGCCTATCAACAATTTGTTAACACCTCAACAAATAAATTAAATATTAGAAATGGTGCAAACTCAGCGAATATTGAAATAGGAGATGTAACACAAGCAAATCTAGGTCTTGCAACAAAAGCATCACCTAGTTTTACAGGAACTGTGACAAGTGCTGGTGATATATCTTTATCTGGAACAGGAAAATTAAAATTGCCAGTAGGAACTACAGCTGAAAGACCTACAGCAGCTACGGGCGATATGCGATTTAATAGTAGCCTTACACAGTTTGAGGGATATGACGGAAGTAGCTGGACGCAATTTGGTGCTGGTGCTCCTGTTGGTGCTGTATTTTGCACCGCTGCTGCAAGCGTTCCAACTGGTTTTCTTGAATGCAATGGGGCTGCTGTTTCAAGATCAACTTATGCAAATTTGTTTAGTGTAATTGCTTCTATATATGGAAGTGGCGATGGATCGTCCACTTTTAATTTGCCTGATTTAAGAGGTGAATTTATTAGAGGTTTTGATAATGGAAGAGGAATTGATAATGGCAGAACACATGCAAGTGCCCAATCAGATCAAAACAAAACACACACTCATACTGCATCAGTAACAGACTCAGGGCATGAGCATAATGTGCGGGCAGGAACGTCAGGATCAGGAGGAGGAAATGTATCTGATAGAGATGCAGGGAGTCCAGGAGATTTCAGGTCAGGTCAAATACAAAGTGCAACAACTGGAATAAGTGTAAGCAACGCAAGTCAGGGTGGAACTGAAGTAAGAGTTAGAAACATCGCTATGATTTACATCATCAAATTTTAATTATGCCTAACAAAAAGATTAGTGATTTTACAGAATTAACAGCACCAGCATCTAGTGATATTTTTGCTGTTCTTGATGCGAGTGAATCAACGGCTTCTGATAAAAACAAAAAAATCAGTTATGCAAATATTTTAGGAAAAGCACCTGATGGGTCAGCCAGTAGTCCATCTTTTTCCTTTAATTCGGATACAAATTCAGGAATCAGTGGAGGTTCAGACACCCTTGTTTTAAGTACAGGTGGAACGGCTGCTTTGTCTGTAGACAGTTCTCAGAATGTCACCTTAAGTGCAAATTTAACAGTAAGTGGTACAACAACCACCATAAATACTACCAATCTTGATGTAGAAGATAAAAATATAACTCTTGGAAAGGTTTCTACTCCAAGTGATACCACGGCGGATGGAGGAGGTTTAACGTTAAAAGGGGCTTCAGATAAAACTTTTAACTGGGTAAACTCAACAGATTCTTGGACAAGTTCTGAACATATTTCTGTTTCTGGTCAAAAAGAATTTAGATATTTAGATTCAGATTCAAGTCATTATGTAGGCTTTAAAGCACCAGCAACAGTTTCATCTAATTTAGTTTGGACATTGCCTGCTGTTGACGCTTCAGTTAGTGGTTATGTTTTATCTAGTAATGCTTCTGGAGTTTTAAGTTGGGTTGATCCAGGGAGCACAGCTTCACCTAGTTTCACAGGAAATGTAAGCCTTACAAATGATGGTAATATTGTTGGACCAGCTTCTATTCATGCTCTTTATACAGGATCAGTCAAAACTTTTACTG